GTTGCATGTGTGCGGCATCAACCACGGCGACCGGCCTATTGAGATCCGGCGCGGTGATCGGATTGCCCAGCTGGTTGTGTCTCCGGTGATGGTACTGGCGGAGATGGTGGATGAGTTGGACGACACAGGGCGCGGCGCTGGCGGCTTTGGGAGTACAGGCCTATGACCCGCCCGCCGTGCCCCGTCTGCGGCGGCCACATGATCATGATGTACGGGTGCGGCTGGGATTATGATCGTTGGCTTTGTGGGGAGATTGCCTCGGACGGGATGTTGTGCGATGGCGAGATGGAGCTGGACACGACGACTGAGCCGGAGGAGGTGGAGGATTAGGGGCTTAGGCCCCTTTTTTGTTTGGGCTTTTCAGTCCAATGACGCGCGCCATTTTCTAATTGCCACAGCGCATCATCGCACCCATAACCAACCAAAACCTTGTAACCTGCACGCTCCAATTCTGGAATAATTGCGCGTTGAGCATCGCTCAAAGATCCACCGCTAACACGCTTCATCTCAATCCATAGTTGCCACTCTGGCACAAATAGGTCAGGAACTCCTGGCGTAAGCCCCTCCAGCTTTAGCTTGTGCGCAGTTACCTTTCCTCTTTGGCCGCCATTAGGAATGCTGAACATCAGCACGTCAGGCCAGAGCTTACGAAAAGCCGATACAAAGTTACGGTGTTCAACGTGCTCAGAAGGGCACTGTTTCTTGCCAGCTTTCACAGCCACGCTCTTTAAATTCTGTCGGCGGTTCGTCTTGATGCTCATTGCAGTACCCTGTTTTCTGGTTATAGTGTTCGCACGTGTAGCAGCAGACAGGCGCCTTTACAGCGCCCATCCATGCTTTTACGTCATCCCTGTGCGCGCCGTCTTTCTTCGGTTTCATATTCACGCCTTACGACTCTGGTGTATTTTCCTTCGGGCTTGATCCAGATGGCTGATGGTGGACAGGTGCTGGGCAGTTGCTCCAAAGCCTCATCAACCGTCATTTTTCCAATGCCATGCTCTTTCATCCATTGTACGGCTTTTGCCTGGGCATACCCGCCATGGTCAAGACAAAGCCACTCGTTAAACTCTCTCAGGCCGCACTTGTAGTCAACCCTTACGCTGTCCGGCTTGCCCATCTTGCTGTGACGCGCATAGTCCACAGAGTCCACTTCTACCCGCTCCGCCTTAACCTGGCTGCTCAATATTGGATCATCGCTCGCCGTCGCGTTAAAGTTAGGGGCTGGTGGCGGAAATTCATAGCCGCAATCAGGACACTCTCTAGCCGCAATCATTAGAAGGCTGTGGCATTCGGGACACTCCTTTACAGGAACGTCTCCGGGCTCATCGCTAGACCTTTTTGCTTTGCCCCTTATGGCATCTACCGGCCCATGCCGTGCGCTATTCTGCCCAAAATCCAGCACAAGACAATCTTTCTTGCCATCCGCTAGTCGCGTCCCGCGCCCACAAATCTGCACCCATAGGCCGGGCGACTTGGTAGGACGAATAACGGCAAGCAAATCTACCTGCGGCACATTAAAGCCGGTCGTCAAAACATCGCAGTTGGTCAAGCACCGTATTCGGCCCGCCTTAAAGTCTGCAATAATCCTGTCCCGTTCTGCCCCTGGCGTGCCGCCATGAATCATCTCGGCACTATAGCCATGGGCGCGAATCTCATCGCGTATGTGTTCAGCGTGATCTACGCTTACGCCAAACGCCAGCCAGCACTTGCGGTTCTTTCCGTACTCCACAATCTCTGACACAGCCTGCCGAGTCACTTCCTCCCTATCTACAGCATCGGACAGTCCCTTTTTGTTGAACTCGCCTCCTGTCATCCTGACGCCGGTTGTGTCGATCTGTGTTTGCATTCCCTTATGGATCAGCGGCGACAGGTAGCCCCATTCGATCAAGTCGGCAATGCCTACCTCGTAGGCAATGCGGCCAAATATGCGCCCATCGCCTTGATCCAGTCGCCCTGACTGCATCCTGAATGGCGTGGCCGTGTAGCCAATGATCTTGATGTAAGGGTTTGCCAGCGTAAGATCGGCTAGCAGCTTGCGATACATGCCCTCTGCTTTGTGCGGTATCAGATGCGCTTCATCTACCACCACGAGATCCACTTTACCCATATCAAAGCCGTTGCGGTAAACGGACTGGATAGAGGCAAAGATAACCTGGCCGGAGAAGTCCTTATGCTTAGACAAGCTGGCTGATGCAAGGCTGGCTCGGCAGTGCGGCATTACCTCAAGCATGGTTTCATGGTTCTGGCTTACCAGCTCCTTGACGTGGACCAGTTGCAGTATCCGCGTGTCGGGCCATGATTCCAGAGCCTCACGGATAAAGGTCGCCAGAACAGGAGCTTTGCCCCCGCCAGTTGGGATCACCACCAGCGGGTTGCTGCTCCATGCTTCAAAGTGCTTGTAAATGGCATCTATGGATTCGCGCTGGTACTGACGCAGGGTGAACGGATTGGGGCGCGGGATTGTTGAGATCACCCTAACCCCCAAAACATTCCTGTCTGTTCTGGCTCCTTTTTATCAAAAATCGGGCAGCGCACAAATCCTATTTTTTGACTTTCGAGTATTGCTTTAAATTTATCAGAAGGGCAGACAATTATAAATTTGCTAACCGCATGGCCAGCATAAAATTGATACTGTTTTATTTGCCTTATGGCTTCTCCGACATTTTTTATCTTTGATTTTACCTCAAAAATAAAAAGCTCTCCGCTTTTTGTTCTTACCATAAGGTCAGCGTAACCAACTATAGTTTTATACTTTCCTTCGCCTTTTGGTATCGGCTTTTCCCATTCTGACCAATCAAGCTCATAGCTTCTTTCCTCAAGAATTGAGGCAATGTTTTCGTGAAGCCAAATCATTATTTGATCGTGCTCATCAGTCATCAGGTCTGAGTCAAAAAATCCAGAACTAATACTATTAACCTTTTCTTTCCTGTTCATCCTTTCACCTCCCCATCAAACCGATTAAGAATTTCCAGGCAGTTCAGGTCTAGCGCCCTGACATCCTCAGCCGCTGAAATCTGCCGACTGCCTATACCCTCCCGACTATCTTCCGCTGCATTGATCAGACCGCTGGTATACTCCATCGTGTGCGCTTCTGGATCGTATTGCTTTACTTCCAGGTTCAGCATAGATGGATTGAACAGGTGATCGGGACAAGCGTCTTTCTGGTCATCGGTGGTCAGGTCAGTGCTGTGCCGTTCGCAGTACCATGTACCATCAGGACGGGGCGTGGAAAATGCGCAAGTACGACAAGACACAGCCGGGGCCTTATTGCCGTGGCAGACTGGGGAATAGTCGCAGAACTTGCACTTAAAGAATGACGGATCGGTAGCTATTCGCTCTAGCGGCTCATCAGAAAAAACTATCTTCTCCGCCCTTGCTTCCAGCGCTGCGCCAGCGCTGCGTTTTATGTGGCCCCGCTCGACATACAGTTCGTCAGTGTCTTTGTTCTTGGCTACATACAAGAAGCGCTCAAGTTCCATTTTGTAGCCGTAAATCTGCATCTGGGCATAATGCATCGGCTTTGCTTCTTCTACGCCTTTTTTCTGCAATTCTTTAAACGACTTCGAGTTGTGCGTCTTAAACTCAAGAACATGAGCCTTGCCAGATCCTGGCACATCCATGCCAATGCCATCCAGCGAGCCGCCAGCGTGTCCGCCTGCCATGCTGATTCGCACTTGCTTTCCAGTATCTGGATCAACTTCCCAGACAGTCATTCCGATTCCGCGCAACTCTCTGACAATCCGCTCTTCTTCCAGTTGGCCAGTCTCAAAAAGTCGTAACATGCGGCCATTGAATGAAGGCGGAAGTGTCCAGCGGAATGAATACCACAGTTTTCGGTCACATTCGTCGCCAAGCATGGAGCCTCCAAGGTGAGGTCGTCGCCAGTCGCCTTGTTGCTGTTCGTGCCATTGGTAGATCGCGTCTACGATTGGGTGGTTGGTTGGTAGCTGTGCCATTTTGTTCTCCGGTTAAAGAGGGGCCTTTCGGCCCCTATTGGTCACTCATTTTTCCCAGGGCTTCTTACTGGCTTTCGGCTTGGTCGTTGCCGATCCACCGCCAGGACTACCACCAAGCGCCTTGTAAGCACTGATTTCGTTCTGGGGATCATAGCCTGGCGACTGCCGGATCTTGACCTTAATGGTCATTGGCTTGTCGTGCAGGTCAGAGCTGTCATTAGGCGTCAGAACGCCAACCGCGTGACAGATGGCCGAAAGTTCGCGCTGTGCGATCTCTACCGCTGTCTGGTTCGGGTTGTTCAGGTTCAAGCGTGCAAACACCTTCCGCCCTTCATGCTCACCGTCGCAAATATCAAACACCAGTTGCAGGTATTCGCCAGCGCCGTTCTTGGTTGGCTTCATTTCCGAATCAGTAATCATGGCGGTATACTCGCCTGCCGGAATCGGGTCGAAGCTGCTTTGTGGTTCTACTTCCTGTGCGTTAAAGCCTTGCAGGTTCATGTTTCGTTACCTCAGTTGGTTGGTAGGTGCTGTGCGAATTCATCCCATTCAAGAGGCACCGTCTCTGGCATGGAATATCGGTTTTTGGCAATGACTGCCGGTTTTTCAACAAGCGTCAATTGCCGCTCGCCTTTCTGTACGCCACGGCCTTTCGGCGCGTCGCTGTCCTTTTTCTTGACATGTACCGGATATGAAGCAAAGCCGATAATATCCGCCTGCTCATACATGTACTGAAATGCCCGCTTGTGAAGCTTGATCTGGTAGCGGTCATAGGGGTCAGTGTCAGGGCTATCAAAGCGACTGACATCGGTGTGAGCAATCAAGATTGGCATAATTCCGCGTTTTGCCAAGCCACGAACAGCAGTCATAATTTCGCGCCAGTAGTCCATGGCATAAATATAGCCCTTGCCGAAACCGATATCCTCAAGGTTGTTCTTTCCGTGATCCTGCGCCACTTTCTCCCAGATCAGGGGCTCAAGGGCAGAAAGGCTGTCAATCACGACCGTCTTAAAGTCGTCCGTCTCATAGAGAGCTGCAAACGCCTCCATCAACTGGTCGTAATTCTCCAGCTCTGGAAATGTCGCTACCTCCAGGTTGCCCAATCCGTCCTCTGTCCTAAGAAATATAGGATCAGGAGCACAGGCAGCAAAGGTTGATTTACCGATGCCAGGGGTGCCATGGATTACCATGATGGGTGCGCGGTCGTTTGCGCCTTTAGTAATGCTGTCTAGTGATATGGCCATCACGCTTTCTCCACTTTAATAGCTGGCTTTCCGGGCTTCGCTGTAATGGCCTCAGCCACAATGCGGTAAATGTCCGGCTCGTTTTGTTTCAGGTATTTTAGGCCGCGCGTGTCGAGAGCGGGCTTATACTTGACTGGTGACAGGTTGGCGGGCACCTTATCCGACACGCTATCCCATGCGGCGGCATCGAGTGTGCGGTTGATTTTTCCGGTGACGGTAATTTTGTAACCGTCTACCTTGTGTGTCTGGCTACCCTCTTCCTTGCAGCCAAACTGCTTTACAATTTCCTCTTCGGCTGCAATGCGATCATCGCGGGCCTTCTCCTCTCTCGCTTTGGCTTCTAGCCATGCTTCGTATGCTGACATGATCGTTACCTCGTTAGGTTGATCGGTTGGTTGAAGTGGTGCGGTTTTCTGCATCCACGGTTGCTATATTATCCACCAGTCATTATGATGTCAACGTCAGCAACAAATAAATTTCAGAGGGCAAAATGCTAACACTTGACCAGATTCGTGAAAAATTGCAGGACAGACGACTTTCGGTAGTATCAGAAGCGTGCGGCATCTCCCATTCTTACCTCCACCTGATAGTCAATGGAAAAAGAGTAAACCCCACTTACGAGGTAGTGAAGAAGCTTTCAGACTATCTGGAGAAGTAACATGGACATGAAAAAACACGCCCTTGAGTACGCCTCATGGGGTTGGGCAGTTTTCCCTGTGCATACGCCAAAGCCAGACGGTTCATGCTCATGTCACCACAAAGAGTGCAACCGGATCGGTAAGCACCCGCGCATTAGTCATGGAAGGAATGGAGCCACCACGGACCCTCAAACCATTTCTCGCTGGTGGGACGTTTGGCCGGATGCAAACATAGGCATTGCAACAGGCAAGGAGTCCGGCCTAGTCGTTCTGGATGTTGACGATGGTGGAGAAGATAGCCTGGCCGGCCATGCGCTGCCAGACACAATAGAGCAGATTACGGGCTCTGGTGGTCGTCACCTATTATACAGTCGCCCCTTAGATGATTTTCGCTACAAGACCCGCGTAAAGTTTATGCCAGGACTGGACAGCAGGGCCGATGGCGGCTATATCGTGGCCCCGCCTTCTCTCCATGCCTCTGGCCAGCATTACGACTGGGAGGGTAGCAGTGACCCGACAGAGGGTGTTGCGCCCAGTCAAGCGCCTGATTGGTTTCTGGACGCCATCCGAGAGCAGCCGCTAGACGAATCTCTTTCAACCGCGCCCGAGTGGAACCCAGATGGCGAGTTGCCAGTTAACACGCTGGAAATGCTGTCAGCAATTCCAGCCGAGGATTACGACACATGGCGCGATGTCGGAATGGCTCTACATTACACAGACCCAGCAGACGGCCTAGAGGTCTGGGATTGGTGGAGCGGGACAGCCGCAAACTACTCAGCCGATGCCGTGCGCAAAGAATGGCGAAACTTTAGCCGGCGAGGGCATCAGGTGGCCAATCCTGTCACTATGAGCACCGTGCGCAAGCTGGCAGAACAGCATGGATGGACAGACCCAGCGATTGAGCATGGCTCCGAAGTAGCTGCAACCTTACTATCGAGCCATCAGCGAAAGATCAGCGAGGCGCTCAAGACTCATAAGCCGGCAAAGATTGATGCTCCGGATATGCTGCCCAGTCAGGGATTGATTGCCGACATTGCCGCCTACATCCTATCCACTTCAATACGCCCACAGCCCCGCATGGCAGTAGCAGCTGCTACTGCTTTTGTGTCAGCCCTGGCTGGCCGAAAGTACAGAACCGAAACCGGCCTGATGTCCAACCTATACATAGCCGCCCTGGCTCAATCAGGACACGGTAAAGACCACGCCAGGAAGGTCATAAACCGCTTGGCTATGCTGGCAGGCGTTGATGACTACATGGGCGGCGACTCCATAGCCTCCGGTCAGGCTGTTGTGTCTGCGCTTTCGCGCCATCCGTCCAAGCTCTTTATGATTGACGAGTTTGGCAAGTTCCTGGGAGCGCTGACCGGCCAAAAGTCCGCTCCGCACCAGCGGGATATAATCACTAAGCTCATGGTGCTGTACTCCTCAGCCGGTTCAGTCTATCGGGGCACTGAATACGCAGACCAGAAAGAAAGGCCAAGAGAAGACATCGTAAACCCCAACGCCTGCGTATATGGCACCTCTGTGCCGGATAACTTCTGGGGGGCCATGTCCAGCTCTGAAGGAGGGGATGGCACTATGAGCCGACTGGTGGTCATCAACACTGATGGCCAGAGGCCGCCTAGGCAAAGACCTGCTATGGTCGAGCCATTGCCCAGCCTCATTAAAGCCATCCAATCTCTGGCCAACCATTCCGTAGGATCTGGCAATCTGGCTAATAATACGCCATCAAGCCTAGATCAAAAATCTCAAACCGTCCCAATGACTGACGCCGTATTTTCGGCATGGGAAGATCTGGACGACGACATGACTGAGAACATGAAGGATTCCATCAGCGCGTCAATCTATAGCCGGGTTGCAGAAAACGCTGCAAAGCTGGCCATGGTCTATGCCGTCAGTCGTGACTATCACAGCCCTGTAATTGATCCAGAGGCGTTTGCGTGGGGCAGAGAGCTGGCCCTATGGTCTGCCAACACCCTTATGCACAACATAGGGCGCAACGTGGCAGATAACCAGCAGGAAGCTAGCCATAAGCGCGTGCTCAACATCATTAAAGACGCAGGGCAGATCACCAGGCGGGATCTTTTGCGCAAGTGCCGGTTTTTGCGTAAGCGGGAACTTGAGGAGATCATCGGATCTGCAATGGAGGCCGGTGATGTCATTGTTGAGAACGTAAAAAATGAGCGCGGACAGGCGAGCACGGTTTACAAGTCAGGAGAGTAGGGCCATACTGTCCCTATTCCAGCAAAATCATTGATTTCCCTCCCAATACTGTCAAATTGTCCCATACTGTCCCAAACGGTACGGGACAGTATTACCTATTGATTTTTAACGATTTTTTGCTACTTGTCCCAAAAATCCGTAATGGGTATATATAGGGATATGGGTAGGTATTGGTAGTATATAAGGGACAATATACTATATTTTTATTATTTTTTCTTTAATATCAGTAACTAATACTGTCCCTCATACTGTCCCAAAGTGTCATTTTGTCCGGGACAGAACTAATTACCCTTCCCGTAACCGCCGCACCAAATGTTTTTTTTCGGGCAACCCTTGCACAAGGTGTGTAGGTGTGTATAATTAGAATCATCAAGACACGACAACGGAGTAACAACCATGAAAACGATCAACCTCGGCAACAACGAACAGATCAGCAAAGGCGTTTTCGAGAACGCAGACGGCACATTCACTGCAATGACGTTCACCAAGTCAAAGGACTTTAAAACCCGCAAAGGTGCGGAGAAGTGGCTGGCACGGAATGGTGGCGCGAAATGACCCGCCCAACCGACAAAAACCGCCGCAACCTCTACATCAAGCAAGAGGACTATGATTACCTGGGCCGTATCGGAAACGGCTACGCAGACGGCCTCAGGAAGGCCGTGGAGGCGCATAAGGCGCTTAACGCGGGCCAGACTACCACTAACAACCAAAACGCCGTTAAGGGCGATCAGGAGGTGTCAGAATGAGCAAGCACACGCCGACGCCTTGGACGCTAGGCCGCACCAGCAAGCGGAGCCAGACCGTATACATCGACGCCATGCACCAAGACCCGGATCTCAAACACATGGACTGGCGGGACATGATCGCCTGCGCCGGTTGCTATGACTTGCCAGACAATGGCATCGAAAAAGCGGAGGCCAACGCCCGCCATATCGTCAAGGCAGTCAATTACCATGAGCGGTTGGTTGAGGCTTTGCGGGAAGTAACTGCGGTTTTGGCTTGGGTGGCGCACGGTGAGTGCAGGGCGATACAAGACGATCCGATAATGCCAAGTGCGCAAGCTCAGGAAGTTGCCCGCGCCCTACTGGCCGAACTCGACAACCTGGAGAAACAACAATGACTGACATAGATCTGAAACGGCTGGCAGTGGATCGGGAGTATTGGGATAGTGTGGCGCCGGAAGGGGCTACGCATTGGGATATGGAGGCAGAGCTTTTTGTTTCGCCAACGCATGTTTACACATTGGGCGGGAAACAACAGAGGCAATTTAGGAGAACGCTATCCAGCTTTGGCCGATACATCCCCCGCCCACCCAAAAAGGCGCAGGAGGTTGAGTGGGACGGCGATGGGCTGCCGCCTGTTGGGGTGGAGTGTGAGTTTATCCACCCAGGCATTACCTATGAGGGCTGGCAGATTGGCACGATCAAGGCTTACTTCGATGATAGGGTGGCGATAAAAAGTAACCCAAGTATTTGGCCAGCTTGTGGCTATGCTGTGATTCTGATTGACGAGGAGCTTAAATTCCGCTCCCTGAAACCCAAACACGAGCGCCAGCGGGAGGAGCTGAAAGCGTTTTTGTCCGAATCGGTATGCAGCAGCAATGGTATGAATAAGCGCCAAATCATGGGTGACTTAACCGACGCCATCCTGTCGAAATACAACCTGGAGCAAAAACCATGACCAACAAATACTGGCTCCTGCTAGCCCTGATCACCGCCGCGCTGATGACGTATTGCAACAGCGCCAGGGCGGAAATAACCGTTGGCATCATGGCTGGCCACTGGGGACATCATTGGTTAAGTGATGACATCACCAACGAAAAACACAACCTGATCTGCCTGCGGGTTGAGTATGTGCAGGGATGCTCATTCGACAACAGCTACAAGCAACCGGGCTTTAGCGGGGAGTCGTACAGCCTGGGCCTTGTCCATGATTTCGAACTGTGGGGCAGCGTCAACCGCTGGAGCGGCGATGTTGTACTCAAGGCGTCTATCGGTGCGACATACGGCTACACGACGTTTGCAGGGCACAACTGGAGCGATAAGGACATCCACGGTTACATTGCCGGAGGGCCGTTTTATCAGCAGCCGATAGGACACACCAAAGCCAGGTGGGAGGTTGGCGTTTTGCAGTTTGGTGATGATTCGGTGCCGTCGGCTGGACTGTTGTGGGAGTTTTGATTATGCGCCAATACACCCTAGAAACCGCCTCACGTTTCGCACAGCAGGCAAAACGCACAAAACCAAGGGCAACCTACAGGGACGGCAAGATAGTACAATACTGGCCCTGTCAGTCGCTTTCTCGATCGGGGGTTAAATTTAACCGCCTGTTGCGGTTCCGCCGCCGATGCTTGCAGCTGGATGATCGGGCGGTATACTAACCCTGCCCGCCTAACGGATTGCGCAATAGCGGTCGCCTTGGCGGGCATTCGGACCTGCCATGCGTAGGCACCGATACGGCCCCGCCTTCGGGCGCGGCTAGCTCCCCGGCCTCTGCCTTGGTACGCTGGGGACATTATTCCACCGCCTCCCCGATGGCGGCAATAATCGGGGCATTCCGTTGTTAGCTCACTTGCCCCGCAATTGCGAGGACGGCGGTTGTCGGGGTAGTATGGCGCTATCTCAATCACTCTGAGGGATGCGACATGATCAATCCAAAAACCCTAAGCTGGACGGCTCCAGAAACTAACGAGGACGGATCACCGATTACTGGCACGCTTGAATACGAAGTGGGCGTCCAGGCTGGCGAGACTTTCGAGCCCACTGTCGTGATCCCGGGCCAGCTTCAGCCCGACGGTGCCTACCAGGCCCATATCAGTCAGTTGAGCCTTGGCAAAGGCGATCACGTTCTTGCGCTCCGGACGTTCACAAAAGAGCAGCCGAGCGTCAAGTCATCGTGGTCCGAGTCAGTCGCCTTTACGATTGCGGGCGTACCGAAGCCCCCTTTGGAATTAAGGGTCGCTTGATCCGCATATGGCGGCGGCTGGTGGCCCTGATTAGGAGACTGCTCTGATGGCCTACGTAGTAATTATTAACGCGACGTTTGCGGATAAGGCCCAAGCCGATTTTATCTACGCTCAAGCAAAATCCGTGGCTACCACGGCCAGCGTGGCTAGGATTGGCGAGCCGGGAGAGCGGACGAGCTATTGCGGCGTTTACTCTGAGCAGGCAGATGGGCCACTGCTGAAAACTAGCCAGTGGCATATCGACCGCTTTGGCATTGTGCGAGAGACAGACCCAGTGCCTGATGATGTGATTCCAGACTGGGTGCAACCTGCCGGTGCGCAAGACGCATACCCCGCCATGGATGTTTTCGGCAACCCAACTCGCGTAACCCATAACGGCCAAGTCTGGGAAAACTCCCATGGTGACGGCAACGTGTGGGCTCCAGGCACATTCGGGTGGGTGCAGGTATGAGTACGCTAGAGACTGCCCCGGAGCTTGCCGATGGCGGGTATTGGTACGTGGTTGAAGCCGTCCCCGATCCAGACATTGGAGGTCAGACTCCTGGTAATATCCCCGGTAAAGGTTGGTGTGCGTGGTACGGTGAGATTGACGGTGTGATGTATGCGGCTGTGCGGTGCCCTGAGCCAGTGACCGGTGTTAATACGGCTCCTGCTGCTGTGTCTGCTGTACTGGCTGCGGCTGGTTACTCTGAGCGCCCGCGTGGGCGGATTGGGGGTAGCTGATGGCTCAGTATTTTTTATCGGCCTCAGACTCAGGCGCGCTAAGCAGGCTATCGGTACTAAAAAATACGCCGACAGTTTCGGTAGTAGACGACGCGGGCACAGCCGCAATTTTTGTTACCGGCGCCACCCAAAAATGTTTTATTGCGTTAACAGAAACCGGGGTTGTTGCAGATGTAGAGGTTTGGGCGCAAATAAAAGCTGTGGACGCTTCTGGGTCAAGACTTTACGGCGGTATTGGCGGGCGGGGAAATGCCTCTGGTGATGGGTATATCAGTCAGACGTATAGCGGCGATGGGTCTGTAATTGAAAAATACAATGCGGACGGAACACGCGCCAATATCGCCATATCCTCGAATGTTCTCTCGGTAAACAATGGCAACACGTTGTACCACAACCGCAGGCTGTCCATAGTTGGAACGGCGGTCAAAGAAAAGGTGTGGATGCCGGCTGAAGCAGAACCTACAGCATGGACAGCCGAGACGACGGACACATCGCACGCTTCCGGGTATGCAGGTATTTTTGGAGGACTAGGTAATTATGATTTTTACGTCTCCGCGCTAGGCGTAGGCACCAACGGCGACCCAGCCCCCACTGGGCCGGTATCAACTGGCGTAACCGGCACGGCTGACCACCAAGCCAGCACGGCCACCCACACGGCTACCGGCTCAGTAAGCAGTACAATCACAGGCACTGCCGACCACCAAGCCGCCACGGCTACGCAGGCAGCAACCGGCACCCGTGAAGTAACCGCAACCGGCAACCACCAGGCCCAAGCAGCCGCCCACTCAGCATCCGGCTCAGTCGGCAGCGCAATAACCGGAACAGCCTCGCACGAGGCCGCCACCGCCACTCATTCGGCAACTGGTGAGCGCGAGATAACCGGCACAAGCAACAGTCAGGCCGCAAGGGCAACGCAAAGCGCGACAGGGCTCAGAGTCGTAACCGGGGATGCAGTCAATCAAGCCAGCACGGCAACGCACTCAGCCCAAGGCACGATAGGCAACGCTTTTGTTGGCTCAGGCGACCATCAAGCGCAGACCAGCACCCACGCGGCGACCGGGACGCGGGAAGTTACGGGTACATCAACCGGTCAGGCGCAGACCGCAACCCATAACGCCATGGCTGTCAGGGAGATCATCGGCAGCGGCACCCATGCGGCCAATGACGCTACGCAAACATCTACCGGCACGATCAGCAAGACCATAACAGGCACTGCATCACATCAAGCTCAGAGGGCCACACATCAAGCCTCAAGCCGTCCTGTACTGCTCAGGCCGATCAAGAACACGAGTTTGGTGGAGGTAACGCCGGCCTACAGCGCAGTAGACATTTCCACAACCTACACAATCGCGGTACAATAGCCCAACTAACAGAGGATTACTGACATGGCACTGACTCACGCAACAGCGGTACGCAACACACTGGCAGACGCGATCAATACGGCTGCCAATGCTGGAGCGGGCGCAGCGAAACTCGTTATCATGACCAGCGCGGATGTTGAGGTGGCAACCCTGACTATGAGCGATCCGGCCTTTGGCGCGGCCACTTCTGGGTCGATCACAGCCAACGCTATCGCGGACGATACCAATGCAACGGGCGGCACTGCTGCACTATTCAAAGTGACTGATTCAGCCGGCGCTGAGGTCTATCGCGGCACAGTCGGCACATCCGGTGCTGACCTGAATCTGTCCAGCGTGACCATCGGCGCGGGCGATACCGTCAGCGTCACTTCACTGGTCTACACAGCGAGCGCTTAAATGGCGACCATCTATCTGGACAGGGATAACGCGATCACGCTGACGCTAAAGCAGGATGGTGTGACCGTTCCCGTAACGACTGTGACCAAGGCGCAAGTGTGGTTGCCGCCCTCTGCATCCGTGTCAGGTACGGCTGTCATGTTCGATACCACTGCGGACCCAGACGCGGAACTGGTAGACTCAGATACCGCTGTCAGGATCATGGGCGGGCAGAGAGACCTCAAGCCAGGCAGGTATCAGGCATACGTCACTGTCTACGATAACCAGTCACCCAACGGGATAGCCTGGGCAACACAAATCATCAACATCCAGCAATGGCAACCCGATGTTTAACCCAACAACCACGGCCAGTTATTGGCCTGAGATGGTGTGAAGATGGCTAATCCAGTAGGCAGGCCGACAAAGTACAACGCTGAGCTTCAGGAGCGGGCGGACGCCTATCTGTATCGCCTCAAAGAGCTTGGGCATGTCGTTCCGTCACGCGCGGGGCTGTGCTGCTACCTCGGTATCGCCAAGTCCACAAGCTACCTATGGGAAGAGCAATACCCGGAGTTTTCGGACTCTTTGAGGGCGGTTGAGGTTATGCAGGAGCACATGACACTCAACGGGGGGCTGGCTGGCGCATTAAACCCGACAATCGCCAAGCTGGTTCTGTCCAATAACCATGGCTATTCCGAGTCCAGCCGGGTAGAAAACACACACCGCATTGAAGATGACGGCTCCCATGAATGGTAAACCTCGCGCTATTCAGGAAACACGTCAAGGATAAATCCCCCGCTTTCGTCCCAGCCTTCAAGGATCAGAGCCGCTACCAGGTACTATGGGGCGGAGCTGGTTCCGGCAAATCGCACATTGTCGCCCGCAAGTGGTTGTACCGAATCCTCAAAGAGTCAGACTGCCAGCACAAGATCCTGATAGCCCGGAAGGTCAACCGAACCCTGAAACGCTCCGTGTTCACGCTTTTCAAGACCATCATATCCCGCTGGACACTTTACGATGAGTTCGAGTTCAACCACACCGACCTGACGATCACCTATAAGGTGAACGGCTCTCAGCTGCTATTCACTGGCATGGATGACCCGGAGAAGCTTAAGTCCATCGAGGGGATCACCGGCGTATGGATGGAGGAGGCCACGGAGTTCACGCAAGAGGACTTCGAGCAGCTTGACTTGCGCTTGCGGGGCCAAACGAAATATCCGAAACAAATCATCCTGACCCTGAACCCGATCAGCGAGCAGCACTGGATCAAGAAGGTGTTTTTCGACGACCCGATTCAGGGCGCTTTCACGCTTCACACCACGTATCTTGACAATGCGTTTATCGATGACGATTATCGCATGGTTATGGAAAACAAGAAGAAAACCAACCCGCGCTATTACAACATCTACGCTCTGGGCAACTGGGGCACGGCGGAAGGGCTGGTATTCAATAATGCAACCAAGCGAGTTATCCGGGAGGAAGAGATAAAGGGCCTTGAGTGTGTGCAGGGGCTGGACTTTGGCTATACCAACGACCCTACAGCCTTCTCCCAATCATACATCGACATAAAACGGAAACGGCTGTTTGTATACGATGGATTCTATGAAAAGGGTATGAGCAACGCTGAGATAGCTCACGCAATGAAAGAGATGCTGGCTCACAAGCACAAGACGATTGCCGACAGTGCAGAACCCAAGTCCATAGACTACATCAAGGGAAAGGGCGTAAGGTTGGAGGGCGCAGCCAAGGGCAGGGATTCGATAAACGCGGGCATCGACTTTCTTACAGAGTTTGAAATTATCGTTAACTCGCATCTCGTTGAGTTCATGACAGAGTTTGAAAACTACGCTTGGCAGGTGGATAAAGACGGCAAGACGCTGAACAAGCCGTGCGATGACTTTAACCACTTTATCGACTCTCTCAGATATTCGGTAGAGCCCTATCTTTTGAAGCAAGCGCTACCACAAGTAGCCTTCAAAATGAACTAACTGATATACTACGCCAAATACTTGACAGGAATTTAGCCATGCCGGTACAGACAGTCGTCCATCCAGAGTACGCCGAGATGTTGCCGGTTGTGACCGCTGTCCGGGATGCTTGTGGCGGTGATCCAACCATCAAGGCCAAGCGGGAGCTGTATCTACCGGCCGATTTTGCCAAAGACCCTGACACCGGCGCATACACTGATCACTACATCGGCTACATCAATCGGGCCTACTTTTTGGGCGTCACAGGCCGCACCAAAGAAAGCATGATTGGCATGGTGTTCCGCAAGGAGCCAACCGTAAATCTGCCGAGCCAGCTTGAGCAATATCGAGAGGATATTGACGGGGCAGGCCAAAGTCTCGATCAAGTCAGCAAAGAGATGGTTGGCGAGCTGCTGGAGGCTGGCAAGTTCTTCCTCCTAGTGGACTACCCGGAAGCGCCGGAAAACGCGGACAGTGAGACCGAGGCGCGGTTAGGGCTGCGCCCGACCATCGCCGCCTACCATTTCGAGAACCTGATCAACTGGCACTTTGAGGGTATCCGAGGCCGCCAGGTTCTGACCCGTGCCGTGTTGCGAGAATATGTGGACGCGAACGACGAGGATGAGTTTGGCCACCTAAAGGAGGCGCGTTACCGCGTACTTCGACTTCGTGACGGCGTTTACACCCAGCAGATTTATGATCAGTTTGGTAAGGCGTCCACCGAAGAGTACATTCCGCGCATGGCCGGCGGCGCACCTTTTGATCATATACCGCTCCACATTGCAGGCGCTAAGAACAATCTTCCGGGCGTCGACATGCCGCCGCTGTATGACGTGGCCCGTGCCAATATCGCCCATTACCAGACCACGGCTAACGTGATGGAGTCCGGCTATGTTGGCACGCAGCCGATGTTGCATGTGGACGTGGGCGAAACTGATCTGGATGAGTGGGCACAGCATAACCCCGGCCCTATCAGTTTCGGAAACCGCCACGGCCTGAAGACCAAGGGCGGAAAGCTGGAAGTTGTGCAGGCACAATCGACAGACTATAACCGCGAGGTCAAAAAAGACATCGAATCCGAGATGGTGGCCCTCGGCGCTCAACTGGTACAGCGAGGCGGGCAGGCGGAAACTGCGGAAGCCGCAAGAATCAGATCCAGCGCAGAGTCCAGCGTATTGGATGTGGTGGTGGGCAATGCCTCGGAAGCCATTGAAGCCGCGCTTGAGGACTTCGCACTGTTCCTCGGCGCTCCGACAGCGGGCATTGAATACCGCCTGAATGACAGCTATTGGGAGTCTGGCCTATCCGCGCAAGATCTTCAGGCAGTGACCGCCGCGAGACAGATGGGCAGCTTCGGGGATAGGGACGTTCTCTATATGATCCGTAAGGGTCGCATCCAGCTAGACCCGGCACGTGAAGATGACGAGATCCTGGAAGATGCGGCCAGCGGACTGGTTGACAATTTGCCTGACGATATGTAAACGCTTATAATCAGATCATCTAACCATGACCCTGCCGTGCAGGAAAAGGAGTAAGCTCTGTGAGCGAAGAACCGAAGCCAACTGAAGACCCGAAAGCAGAACCGGCAAGCAATGAGCCGACTGATCCGCCAAAAGGCGAAGATCCAAAAGCCCCAGATCTGCCAAAGGACGTACAGGAGAAGCTGGCAGAACTCGACCGGCTGAAGTCTCACCACAGCAAATTGCTGGACGAGACCAAGACCGCAAAGCAGCGGGCGCAAGAGCTGGAAGAGGCCCAGCGCCTGGCCGAAGAAAAGCGCCAGAAAGAGAACGGCGAATTTCAATCGCTCTATGAAACCGAGCGGGAGCGGGCAGAGCGCCTAGACCGTGAGATCAAAGAGCGGGACCGCAAAGAGGCAGAACGCGAAGTGAAAGGCGCTGCCAGTAAGCTGGTTTCAGAGCTTACGCGAGACACGAAAAGGGCAGAGCTGTTGTCCGAGAAGGCTGAACAGTTCGCCAGACACACCGAAGACGGTGTCGTCTATGAGATGGGCGGCGTACAGGTCGATCAGACTAAGGTGGTCGAATATCTCAAAGAGAATTACCCGTTTCTGGCAGACGGAAGCGGCGCAACAGGTGGCGGTGCCACTGGCTCAGGTCGCCCCAGTGGGGCAGGCGATGGTAATGCAGCGGCAGATGCCGCAAAATCAAAGGGAGACCTGACCGGTTTCCTAACTGCCCATATCAAGAATTGACGAGGTGACACATGGCTATTAACTCCCCCGACCTGTCCGCACTGCTGAACGACAAGGTCATTAACGAAGCGTTTGAGATTGCGCGCTCCAACCGCACCGGCATCCTGCAAGCCGTGAGCATGGGCGCACCGCGCACCGCGTTCGAGGGCTACAAGATGGGCTGGCTGGATATGCGTGTAGACGCTACCAGCTCC